ATCTCTTATATGAGATCTAGAAATATTCAATTTATTTCCAAAAAAGTTAAACCCCTCACTCAGCTTTATGCTTTCTTTGATGGAGTTGATGTAACTAAGTATTGCACTCCAAAACTTTTAGAAATTAGTATGATTTCTGGAGTATTTGAAGTTGGAGAAACTGTTGTTGGAAAAATGCAATCAACAGGTACTATTCAAAATCTTGGTAACAATGCTCCAAATATTACCTTTAGAGTTGCTCAATCAAATCATAAAGAAGGTCCTTATAACTTACCGACTTCAACATATCCATTTAACCCATACACAAATCAAGTTCTTCAACAATCATATTCATCAACATCATCAATATTGAATATTGATACTTTCTCTCTTGCAAATAAACCGCAAGGTGAATATAGTGGATGGGTTTCCCAAGAAATGATTCTTGTTGGAAAAACAAGTGGGGCACAAGCAACTATAACAAATGTCAGATTAATTTCGGATATTTCTGCATCTCTTATTGGAAATTTTTATATTCCAAATCCAAATATTAGCATTCATCCAAGATTTGAAACCGGAACTAAAACATTTACTTTACTTAATAACAACCTCAATAACCAAGATCTTGCAACAACAATTGCAGAAGAAGGTTTTGTGTCAAGTGGAACTTTAGAAACTGTACAAGAAAATATTATTTCTGTAAGAAATGCAAGAGTTGAGAATAAGCAAGAATTCGAAAGTCGTGCAGTTTCTAGAACAACAGGAACTCTAGTTGTTGCAAGTAATGTAATATCGGAGACAAGAAGAGGAGGTATTATTGGATGGTACGATCCTCTTGCACAATCATTCTTAGTTGATGATGAGAGTGGAGTTTTCTTAACCAGATGTGATGTTTTCTTTAGATCTAAAGATGATATGGATGTACCAGTTACATTCCAACTCAGAACAATGCAAAATGGATTCCCAACACAAAAGGTTATTCCATTCTCGGAAATTGTTCTTGACCCGTCACAAGTTAATATTTCTGGAGATGGTTCTGTTGCAACTTCAATTTCTTTCAAGGCACCAGTATATTTGGAAGGCGGAAAGGAATATGCAATATGCTTAGCATCAAATTCGACAAAATATAGTGTTTATATTTCAAGAATTGGTGAGAATGATCTATTAACCCAGTCATTTATTTCAAATCAACCATATCTCGGGTCTCTGTTTAAATCTCAAAATGCCTCTACTTGGGAAGCAAGTCAATGGGAAGATCTTAAATTTACTCTTTATAGAGCAGATTTTATAGAATCTGGAACAGCAGAATTCTATAGTCCAGAACTAACCAACGGCAACAAGCAAATAGCAACTTTACTTCCAAATTCTATAGATTTAAATTCAAATAAAATCAGAGTATCTCTTGCTTCTACTCTAAATGATTCTGGATTGACTTTAGGAAACATTATTCTCCAAGAAGGATCAAATGCAACCGGCAATTATGTAGGTAGTGCCGGTATTGCAACTGCAACTTTAAACATAATAAATGCAGGTATAGGATATACACCAGCAAGTGGTTCATATACTTTTAGTAGTGTTAACCTAACAACAGTTACTGGTAGTGGTAGAAATGCTACTGCAAATGTAACTATTAGTAATGGAGTAGCAATTGCTGCAACTATTGTGGGTGGTGGCAGTGGATATCAAGTTGGCGATGTTCTTGGAATTACAACTATAGGAGCAACTTCTGTTGGAAGTAATGCAAGATTCTCTGTAGTTTCTATTGCTAGTACAAATCAACTCATACTTGATAATGTTCAAGGAGATTTTGTAACTGGAGTTGGAAAAACAGTAAGATATATCAATAACTCCGGAATAACGACAAATTTAAATGCATCATCTGGAGGAAATGTCCTTATCTCATCTATCAATACAGTAAGTGATGGTTTACATATTAATGTGAACCATAAAAATCACGGAATGTATTCCAATACAAATTATGTTGAAATTTCAAATGTACAATCCGATATTGTACCAACCAAATTAACAGTTGCATATAATTCAGATTCTAATGCAGCCATTTCTGTAGATAATTCTACAAATTTTGCTACCTTTGAAAATGTTAGTGTTGGAATTGCAAATCCAGGATACCTATTAATAGGAAATGAAATTATTGAATATACTTCAGTTACTGCAGGATCAATTGGCGGTCAAATTACAAGAGGTTCTAATCCAACAAATTATCCAGCAGGAACTCCAGTTTATAAATATGAACTTGGTGGCGTTTCATTGAATAGAATTAACAAAGTGCATTATTTTGGAAATGTAACGGAATCTAATCCAATTACATTTGATTCTTATAAGATTAAGATTGATATGTCTTCAAATGGAATTGATAGAACTATCGGAAGCGTTTATCCAAACCTTCATTTTAATCAGACCAAATCTTCTGGTGGATACAATATTAATGCTACGCAAAATATTCCTTTTGAAATTGTAACTCCAAATGTTCAAAATGTTACAGTTAGAGGCACTGCACTAAATGCAGAATTAAGAACAGTAACTGGTTCAAGTATGAGTGGAAATGAAATTCCATTTATTGATAATGGATTCGAATCAATCACACTCAACAATTCAAATTATCTGAATAGCTCAAGAATAGTTTGCTCAAAAATTAATGAGACAAATAATTTAACAAATCTCACTGGCAATAAATCATTGAATATGCGTCTTTTACTTAATACAACTGATTCTAGATTAAGTCCAGTAGTCGATACTCAAAGAGTTAGTGCAATATTTACCTCAAATAGAGTTAATAGTGCAATTACAAATTATGCAACTGATAGTAGAGTCAATAGCGTTTTAGATGATCCAAGTGCTTTCCAATACCTTTCCAAAGAAATTAATTTGGAATATTCTGCATCTTCGATTAAAATAATATTAAATGCACATATTAATCTTTATTCTGATATTCGTGTTTTATATGCAATTGACCAAAACCAAAACTTCAATCCAATCTTTGTACCATTCCCAGGATATAATAATTTAAATGTTAAGAATGAAATAATTAATTTTGCAGATAGTGATGGAAGATCCGATATTTTTGTTCCTCCAGCAAATTCTCTTGGTTATCTTCCTTCTGAAATTGAATATAAAGAATATGTCTTTACCGCTGACAAATTACCTGCATTTAGATCTTATAGAATTAAGATTATTATGACATCAACTAATCAAGTTTATGTACCAAGAATGAAAGATTTAAGGGTCATTACTCTTGCATAATATGGACTATATAAAAGTCGAAGGTTATAATAACCTACTTAGAGATGTGAAAACAAATTCTATTGTCAATACAAACATTTCAGAATATCAAGAATATATTGCAAGACGAGATGCTAAGAATGAAGTGAATCAAAAGACACAAAATTTAGAATCGGATCTTGCTAATATGAAGAATGATATTGATGAAATCAAAAATTTATTGCGGAGTTTAATCAATGAATCCAAATGATATTGTATTAGAAGATCTATCAAAAAGCTTTGAATATGCGAAAGCCTGCAATGAGATTGATTCTATAGAAGATATTGAAGACCTTCGGACAATTTCTAAGGCATATATGAAATTATATTTAAAGCAGCAGGAAATTGTTAGAAATTTAGCACTAACTGGACTATAAATATTTTTAAAGATAAAAAATAAATGGCGCAACCATCTACTAGACAAGAACTAATAGACTACTGTAAAAGAAAACTGGGGGCGCCAGTTTTAGAAATTAATGTTGCAGATGAGCAAATTGATGATCTGGTAGATGATGCCATCCAACTTTTTCAGGAAAGACATTTTGATGGAGTTTATCCAACATTTTTCAAATATCAATTTACTCAAGAGGATGTTGATAGAGGAAGATCTAGAGGAAACAGTAAAAATGTTGGGATTGTAACGACAAGTGTAACCACAAATATTGTGGGCACTGCGACAACATTTAAATATGAGGAAAATAGTAATTATTTACAAGTTCCTCCGGGAGTTATTGGAGTAAATAAAATATTTCAATATGATGGCACAAACACCATTACTCATAATATGTTTAGTGTTAAATATCAATTATTTTTAAATGATATTTATTATTGGGGAACTACTGAACTTTTAAGTTATGCAATGGTCAAAACATATCTAGAAGATTTGGACTTTTTGCTCAGTACCCAAAAACAAATTCGTTTTAATAAAAGACAAGACAGGTTATATTTGGATATTGATTGGGGTGCAGTGTCCGTAGGAAATTATGTTATTATAGATTGCTATTCTGTTTTAGATCCAAACGACTATTCTAGGGTTTGGAATGATTCTTTTATTAAACCATATTTAACCTCCCTTATTAAAAGACAATGGGGGCAGAATATGATGAAATTTACTGGCGTTAAACTGCCAGGTGGCGTTGAACTCAATGGTCGTCAAATGTATGACGACGCTCAGAGAGAAATTGATTTAATTATGGAGAAAATGTCTAATACTTATGAACTTCCTCCAATGGATATGATTGGTTAATCTTATGCTTAATCCATTTTTTCTTCAGGGTTCTAAAGGCGAGCAAGGACTTATTCAAGACCTAATAAATGAGCAACTTCGGATGTATGGAGTTGAAGTTCATTATCTTCCTAGAAAATATTTAACAGAAAAGACAGTAATAAAAGAAGTTATTCAATCAGCATTTGATTCTGCGTATCCAATTGAGGCATATGTGGAAAATTTTGAAGGATATGGCGACAATACCACTATTCTTTCAAAATTTGGAATTCAGGCACTGAATGAACTAACTATTACGATTTCAAAAGAAAGATTTGAAAATTATATTTCACCATTAATTAAAGACCAATCAAATATTAAATTATCTTCTAGACCAAAAGAGGGGGATTTGATTTATTTTCCTCTTGGAGATCGATTATTTGAAATTAAATTCGTAGAGCATGAGCAACCATTTTATCAACTAAGAAAAAATTATGTTTATACGTTAAAATGTGAACTCTTTAGATATGAAGATGAAGTTATTGATACAAGTATTGAAGAAATTGATGATAATATTGGAGGTTCTGGAGATTTGGGTAATGGTTCAGGAATTACTGTTGGATTAGTACAGACACTTACACTCGTAGGAAATGGTATTACAGCAACTGCAAATACAACTGTAATAGGAAGTGGTATTAGATATATTACAGTTTCAAACAGAGGTGGGGGATATTCCTATCCACCAAGAGTTGCAATATCATCTGCTCCCGCAGGAGGGTTAACGGGTATTGCTTCTGCAACTATGATTGGTGGCATTGTCGTATGTGCAGATAATGTTAATCCAAATCTAAAATCGGTGCAGTCAGTTGAGGTTATAAATCCTGGATATGGATATACTATTGCACCAAAAGTTGCATTCTTTGGAGATGGATCTGGAGCTGCTGCAACAGCAACTATTGGCACTGGTGTAATAGGTCCAATTAACATCGTAAATGCAGGTTCAGGATACACTTCCGCACCTACAGTCACATTCACAGGAATCTGCTCGGTTACTGCATCTGCAACAGCAGTTGTAAGTTCGGCAGGTTCTATCACCCAAATCAAAATCACAAACGCTGGTTTGGGATACAGTGTTGCTCCAACAATTACAATTAGTAATCCATCAATAGCATCTACTGGCAATTTTACTTTTAACGAATTGGTAACAGGATCGCAAAGCGGAACAACTGCAAGAGTGAGATCTTGGAATTCTACTACAAATCAACTTCAGGTCTCTACAGTATCTGGAGAATTTGTTATGGGAGAAACTATCGTTGGTTCAAATTCTGGAACATCAAGAGGATTGATAACAATTGATGCATATCCAGCAGATGATGGTTATTCAGAAAACCAAACCATTGAGAATGAAGCAGATTCAATTATAGATTTTAATGAAATTAACCCTTTCGGAATGCCATAAATACTAATTAATAATTGAGTAGTATTAAATTTTACCAATATGTTTGAATACTTTTATAACGAAATTTTAAGAAGGACTGTAATTGCATTCGGTTCTCTCTTTAACAATATTTCCATCAAGCATACAGATTCTTCTGGGAATGTTGTTAGTGTTATTAAAGTACCTTTGGCATATGGTCCAACTCAGAAATTCCTAGCAAGACTTGAGCAAGTACCGGATTTAAATAAACCAACTCAAATTACATTACCAAGAATGTCCTTTGAGTTTACTGGATTAACTTATGATCCATCGAGAAAAGTTACTACAACTCAAACCTTTACCTCAGGTTTGGAATCAGATGGTACTCAAATAAAAAAAGCATATATGCCAGTTCCATACAATATGGAATTTGAACTGAGCATTATGTCAAAACTAAATGATGATGTCTTGCAGATTGTTGAACAAATACTTCCATATTTTCAACCAGCTTATACACTGACTGTAGAGTTAGTAAACAATATTAACGAAAAACGAGATGTGCCAGTTGTTCTTGAAAATATTACAATGCAAGATGATTATGAGGGAAACTTTACCACAAGAAGAGTTTTAATTTATACTCTTAGATTTACAGTAAAAACTTATCTCTTTGGTCCAATATCTTCCGCAACAAAGGATATTATCAAAAAAACTACTCTCAGTTATATCAGTGGAGAATCTACACCAACTCCTTCTCGTTCTGTTGTATATACTGCAGAACCAAGAGCGATTAAAAATTATACAGGTACTGTTGTTACAAATATAACAAAAGATATTACAACAGAAGATACTTTAATCACTGTAAATGATGCTTCTTCTATCATAGCAAGTACATATTTTGATATTGAAGGTGAGGAAGTTTATGTAAGGTCGGTATCAGGAAATATCTTAACGGTTCAAAGGGGTATGGACAATACTACAATTACTTCTCACCTATCTGGTGCAGAAATCAAATCTATTACTGTACAAGATAATGACTTAATAGAATCTGGCGACGACTTTGGATTCACTGGTTTAACTTCATAAATTCTAAGTATGAAAATGACAAAAAAATTTGAGGATTTAAATAACACATTCAATGTTTCTGGGGAGATAGTTGTTCCGGAGGTAGAAACTTCAGTTGAGAAAATTGAAAAAATTTCTTCAGCAATTGATGATATTAAAAAAGATTATGACTATACCAGAGGTAATTTATATTCTCTTATTGAAAAGGGACAAGAGGCAATAAACGGCATTCTCGAACTTGCTCAAGAAAGTGAAATGCCTAGAGCATATGAGGTTGCTGGACAACTTATCAAAAATGTTGCTGATGCTACAGACAAATTGATGGATCTTCAGAAAAAACTAAAAGATATTGAAGAAGAAAGGGGAGTAAAAGGTCCAACAAATGTGACAAATGCATTATTTGTTGGGTCAACTGCAGAACTTGCAAAACTTTTAAAGCAACAGTCTCAAGATAATCAAGATTAATAAATATAAAAAGATTTAGTGCAATTTAATGCCGAAGTTGAAATCCCATAAAACAGTCGAACAAATTGCAAAGAAGCATCGTCTCGATGTTTCTTTTATTCAGAAGCAACTGAATATGGGAGAACCAATTGAGCATGAGCACACAAAAGACCATGAACTTGCTATGGATATTGCTCTTCAGCATCTAGACGAAATTCCAGATTACTATACTCGTTTAAAGAAAATGGAAGCATCTGCAAAGAAAGAGCATAAAAAATTTAAAGATGTAAAAGAATCAAAAGAAGAGAAAAGATATTGCCCCCTTTGCGATAAAAGAGAATCAAGAACTGAATGTTCTTATGGCGAAAAGACATGGGATAAGGTGTCCGTCAAAGATGAAGAATATTCAATGGTTCGTTCAGAACTTTCAACTATGTCAGATGCAATTAAGAGATTGCAAATGAAGGTTGGGAAAGGGGAGGGTAATTTAGAAGCATGGGTACAGTCAAAGATAACAAAAGCATCCGACTATATTGATACTGCTGCCGATTATGTTGCAGGAGGAGAAATGGATGAAGCATGTTGGAGTGGATATAAACAAGTTGGAATGAAAAAGAAAGGTAGAAAAAATGTTCCAAATTGTGTTCCGGTAAGTGAGAATCGACTTGTAAATAAAATTTTAGATGAACTTCAAGAAGAATCAAAATCAGGTGATTCCTCTCTCCATGATTGGTTTTCTAAAAGCAAATCATCTGATGGAAAACCGGGATGGGTACAACTGGGTGGAAAGTATGCCGGAAAACCATGTGCAAAACAACCAGGTCAGACAACCAAACCAAAATGCGGTAGTTCTAAGATGGCATCAGAAATGTCTCCAGAGGAAGAGGAAAGAGCAGCAAGAAGAAAGAGAAAAGAAGATCCAAATCCAGAAAGATCTGGCAAAGCAAAAAATGTTGCAACTGAAGAAGTAACAAACGAAGACGCCTGCAAAGAGAAAGTCAAATCAAGATATAAAATTTGGCCAAGTGCATATGCATCCGGAGCATTAGTTAAGTGCCGTAAGGTGGGTGCTGCAAACTGGGGAGATAAAACTAAAAAAGAATCAGTAACTATTGAAGATGCTAATGGCAATACTTTTGCCGAAGTAGTTGATATAATTAAACCAGAACCAATTAAAGGTTTCAAATCCCAAATTGAAGAAGCAACTCGTCTTCAGTCAGAAACTGGCAATATTATTGCAGTAATTCTTTCTTGGAGAGGAAAAACATATTCGATTAGGATGTTCTTCCCTCAAGTAGGAATGCCAACCAGAAAAGATGTGACATTAGAGATTCAGAAAGTTTATCCAGGTGCTCAAGTTCTCCAATATAATGTTTCTGGAATTCAACCAGGAATGCCACTGATTCAAGTTGTAAATTCCAAGTCAAAAAATTATCTTCTCAATAATGGAACAATTGGAGAAGAAAAAATAGATGAAGTCGCTGCTTGGCAGAGAAAAGAAGGAAAGTCTGAAAGTGGTGGTTTAAATGAAAAAGGTCGTAAGTCCTATGAAAGAGAGAATCCCGGTAGTGATTTAAAAAGACCACAACCAGAAGGTGGATCACGTAGAGATTCTTTCTGTGCTCGTATGAAAGGTATGAAGAAGAAATTAACTTCAGCAAAGACTGCAAACGACCCAGATTCTAGAATTAATAAATCGCTTAGAGCTTGGAACTGTTGATATAAAAGGAGTTTATTATGGCAGATGATGTTTATCTTGGTAATCCGAATTTAAAAAAAGCAAATACTTCTATAGAATTTACTCAGGAGCAAATTCTTGAGTTTATGAAGTGTAAGGATGATCCTGTTTATTTTGCAAAAAATTATGTAAAAATCGTAACACTTGACCACGGATTAATGCCTTTTGAGATGTATCCATTTCAAGAGAAATTGGTTAATAATTTCCACAGGCACCGATTTAATATCTGCAAAATGCCTAGACAGACAGGAAAATCTACTACTGTAGTATCTTTTCTTTTGCACTATGCAGTTTTTAATGACAATGTGAACATAGGTATTCTTGCAAACAAAGCAGCGACCGCAAGAGAACTTCTTGATAGACTACAAACTGCATATGAAAATTTACCTAAGTGGATGCAGCAGGGTATTATTTCGTGGAACAAAGGTTCACTTGAATTAGAGAACGGTTCCAAAATTCTTGCTGCTTCCACATCAGCATCTGCTGTTCGTGGCATGTCATTCAACATTCTATTCTTGGACGAATTTGCGTTCGTTCCAAATCATATTGCAGATTCATTCTTTGCATCAGTATATCCTACGATTACTTCAGGTAAAAGTACTAAGGTTATTATAGTTTCCACCCCTCACGGTATGAATCATTTCTACCGCATGTGGCATGATGCTGAGAAGGGAAAAAATGAATATATCTTCACTGATGTTCACTGGAGTGAAGTTCCTGGTAGGGATGAGAAGTGGAAAGCACAAACTATTGCAAACACAAGTGAACAGCAATTTAAAGTTGAGTTTGAATGCGAATTCTTAGGATCAGTTGATACTCTCATTGCACCAAGCAAACTCAGGAACCTCGTCTATGACCACCCTAAGACCCGTAGTGCGGGTTTAGATGTATATTGCGACCCAGAGGAGCAACACGATTACTTGCTCACTGTAGACGTTGCTAGGGGTGTTGGAAACGACTATTCTGCATTTACGATTGTTGATATTACACAGTTCCCCCATAAAGTTGTAGGAAAATATAGAAACAATGAAATCAAACCGATGCTTTTTCCAAGCATTATTGTTGATGTTGCAAAAAGTTATAACGATGCTTATATCTTATGCGAAGTAAATGATGTGGGTGATCAAGTTGCTAGTATTATTCAATATGATTTGGAATATAATAATTTGTTAATGTGCTCTATGCGTGGTAGAGCAGGTCAAATTGTTGGGCAAGGATTCTCTGGTAAAAAGACTCAACTTGGTGTAAAGATGTCCAAAACTGTAAAAAAAGTTGGATGTCTCAATCTTAAGACTATGATTGAGGAGGATAAGTTATATCTTAATGATTATGAAATAATTAGCGAGTTAACTACTTTTATTCAAAAGCACAATTCATTTGAGGCAGAAGAAGGATGTAATGACGACTTGGCAATGTGCCTTGTAATCTATGCGTGGCTAGTTGCTCAAGATTACTTTAAAGAACTTACTGACCAAGATGTTAGAAAAAGGTTATATGAGGAGCAAAAAAATCAGATTGAGCAGGATATGGCACCTTTTGGATTTGTTTCAGATGGGTTGGATAGTGAAAGTTTTGTAGATACTGATGGTGATAGATGGTTTACTGATGAATATGGTGATATGTCATATATGTGGGATTACCAGTAGAGTTATGTAAATTGATATTTTAATAAATATTTTTTAGATAAACTGAGATTTACGGAGAAAAACATGGCGACTCCTCAATTATCTCCAGGCGTACTCGTCAGAGAGGTTGATTTAACAGTAGGAAGAGCTGATAATGTTTTAGATAACATTGGAGCAATTGCAGGACCATTTCCCATTGGACCAGTAGATTATCCAGTTGACATTGCAACCGAACAAGATTTAATCAATACTTTCGGCAAACCACAAAGTACAGATTCGCAATATGAATATTGGATGAGCGCGTCATCCTATCTTTCATATGGTGGAGTCCTTAAGGTTGTTAGAACTGGTGGTTCAACACTGAATAATGCAAACGCTGGTGTTGGAATTGCTTCAACTTCTTCTCTTGATATTGATAATTACGATGATTATCAAGCAAATCACATTGATGCAACCAATTTTACTTTTGCCGCAAAGAATCCTGGATCTTGGGCAAATGGATTAAAAGTTTGCTTCATTGACGATTTAGCAGATCAAACAATCGGAATTACAACTACCAATTTAGGTTCTTTAGGTGCCATAATTGGATTTGGCGTAACATCTACACTTTCCGGAGTGGTTATTCCTGGAGCAGGAACAACCTCAACTTTCAATGGATACCTGAAGGGAATTATTACTGGAGTATCTACAGATACTACAAATGGTAATAGTACAATTGACGTAAGAGTTGTATCGAGAGTTTCTTCTGCAGGAACAGAAACTCAAATTAATTATGCAGAAAGCGCAACATTTGCTTCATATGTAGCAAGTAGCACTCTCAATTTTGTCAATAATTCTGGTATTACAACTGGTACTGCAACAGCAGCATCTATTTCTGATTGGTATGACAATCAGACTCTTGGACTTACAAACTCCACAATTTATTGGAAGTCAATTGCACCAAAACCAACTTCGAACAAATATGTTCTGGAGAGAAATGGTAAAAATGACGGTCTTCATGTAGTTGTTGTTGATGACCTTGGAACAATCACAGGAAATCAAGGGACAATCATTGAGAAGCATATTGGTCTTTCAAAGGCACTAGATTCGGTTTCTGCAGTTAACTCTCCTCAGAAAATTTGGTACAAGCAATTCCTTGCAGATTATTCTAGTCAAATTTATGCCGGAAATAATCCATCAAGTGCTGCAGATACTTATTGGGGAACTGCACCAAGAGCAACTGGATTTTCAACCGCATTCACTGCAGTATCAAATGGAGATGGTCTATGGGGATTGGATGCCCAGGATGTAACCTTCAGTGCAATTGGAAATAAAACATACGCCTTAGGTGGCGGTGTTGATTATTCTGCCTCTGGTGGAATGAAGACAACTCTTGGAGATCTTATAACATCATACTCACTCTTCTCAAACAGAGATGAAATTCAAGTTGATTACTTGATCATGGGTCCTGGTCTCGATTCTGTATCAGATTCTCAGGCAAAGGCAGGTTATTTAATCTCACTTGCAGAGCAAAGAAAGGACTGTGTAGCAACAGTTGGACCTCACAGATCAGATCTAGTTGGTGTTACAAATACTACAACTCAAACAAACAACCTAATTAGATACTTTAGTTCACTCTCATCCTCATCTTATGCAGTATTTGATAGTGGATACAAGTACACCTATGATAGATTCAATAATAAGTTTGTATATATCCCTTGCAATGCTGATGTTGCTGGTTTAATGTGCCGCACAAATATTGTTGCATATCCTTGGTTCTCGCCAGCAGGACAGCAGCGTGGAGTTCTTAATAATGTTATTAAACTTGCATATAATCCAAATAAAGCACAAAGAGACCAACTATATCCACAAAGAGTTAATGCAATTTCAACTCAACCTGGTGTAGGTACTATTCTTTTCGGTGATAAAACTGCTCTTGGATATGCGTCAGCATTTGATCGCATCAATGTTCGTCGCTTGTTCCTGACAGTTGAGCAGGCATTACAAAAAGCAGCACAAGCTCAACTTTTTGAATTGAACGATGAACTCACTAGAGCAAACTTTAGAAATATTGTTGAACCTTACCTCCGTGATGTTCAGGCAAAGAGAGGTCTCTATGGATTCCTTGTTGTTTGCGACACCTCAAATAATACTCCTGATGTCATTGATAACAATGAATTTAGAGCTGATATCTATCTGAAGCCTACAAAGTCAATTAATTATGTAACTCTTACTTTTGTTGCTACTCGCACTGGCGTAAGTTTTGAAGAAGTAGCTGGTACAGTTTGATTTTATTAAATAAACAAAAAGGAGGACTTAAAAATGGCACACTCAATCCAGGACTTTAAAACAGCACTGCAAGGGGGCGGAGCTCGTCCCAATCTATTTGAAGTTACTATACCAGGAACTATTCCCGGAAGTAATAATACTTTGGGACCCAATTTCCCAATTCTTTGCAAAGCAGCTGCTTTACCTGCGTCAAATATTGCTTCTATTGATGTTCCCTTTAGAGGAAGAATTTTCAAGGTAGCAGGAGACCGCACATTTGATACTTGGACGATTACTATTATCAACGACCAAGATTTTGCAATTAGAACCGTAATGGAGCAGTGGATGCAATCCATTGGACAATATGGTGATGGAAGTGGTGCTACAAACCCCAATGAATATATGGTTGATGCATTCGTAAAGCAGTTCAAAAGAGGAGCTAGTAATGTAGGCACCAACATTGCCACAGGTTCTGGTCTCGAAAGAGCTGCAACATACAAGTTCTACAGCATCTTCCCAACAAATATCTCTGCAATTGATCTTTCATACGATACCTCAGATACAATTGAGGAATTCACGGTAGAATTCCAGGTTCAATACTGGACACCTACCACAGAAGAAGCATAATAAATAGTGCAAAGATTAAAATAAATTATGGCAAAATTGTTTGGATTCTCTATTGAGGATCAAGAACCAACATCCCCTTCTATTGTATCTCCCGTTGCACCTAATAGTGAGGACGGGAGTGATTTTTACTTAAGTAGTGGATTTTTTGGTTCGTATGTAGATATTGAAGGTGTTTATAGAACTGAGTTTGATTTAATAAAAAGATATCGCGAAATGGCACTTCATCCGGAGTGTGACAGTGCCATTGAAGATATTGTTAACGAAGCAATCGTATCAGATACTAATGACAGTCCTGTACAAATTGAACTGTCAAATCTTAATGCAAGTGATGGCATTAAGAAAAAAATTAGGGAAGAGTTTAAATATATTCTAGAACTTTTGGATTTTGATAAAAAGTCACACGAAATTTATAGAAATTGGTATGTTGATGGTAGACTATACTACCATAAAGTAATCGATCTTAAGAATCCCCACGAAGGAATTCAAGAACTTAGATATATTGACGCAATGAAAATGCGTTATGTTCGCCAACAAAAGCAAACTGAGAAGGATAAAAAGATTTATCGGTTGGCAAATACAAATGTTGACGACCCAATGCAGTATGAATTTCCCGAGATTGAGGAATATTATGTATATAATCCAAAGATGACTTATCCAACTAGTAACCCATCCGCAATGGGTGGTACTGGTGGTGTTAAGTTCTCAAAAGATTCTATTGCATATTGCACTTCAGGTCTTGTAGATAGAAATAAAGGGTCAACTCTTTCATATTTGCACAAAGCAATCAAGTCTCTCAATCAACTAAGAATGATTGAAGACTCTCTGGTTATCTATCGACTATCTCGTGCTCCAGAGCGTAGAATTTTCTATATTGATGTAGGTAATCTACCTAAGGTAAAGGCAGAACAATATCTCCGTGATGTTATGATGCGTTATCGTAACAAACTTGTATATGATGCATCAACTGGAGAAATCCGTGATGATAAGAAATTTATGAGTATGTTGGAAGATTTCTGGTTACCTCGCCGTGAAGGTGGTAGAGGTACAGAGATTACAACACTTCCAGGTGGTCAAAACCTAGGAGAAATTACCGATATTGAATATTTCAAAAAGAAACTTTATCGTTCTTTAAATGTTCCACCATCAAGAATGGATGGAGAAGGTGGTTTCAACTTAGGTCGTTCATCAGAGATTCTTCGCGATGAAGTTAAATTCAGCAAGTTTGTTGCTAGACTGAGAAAAAGATTCTCATATATGTTTAGTGATATGCTGAGAACTCAACTTATTCTCAAGAATATCATTACTCCTGAAGATTGGGAGATTATGAATGAGCATATTCAATATGATTTCCTGTATGACAACCATTTTGCCGAACTCAAGGATGCAGAACTTCTGAATGAAAGGTTGAATATGGTTCAAGTTGCAGAGCCATATATTGGTAAATATTTCTCGCAAGACTATGTAAGACGCAAAATTCTTCGCCAAACTGATCAAGAAATTGTTGATCAAGATAAATTGATGAAGAAAGAAATTGCAGATGGAATTATTCCCGATCCAAATGCACCAGTTGATCCAATGACCGGAATGCCATTAGACCAAACCTCTGTGGGAATGGACCTCGGACGACCTGTTATGGAACCAAATACTGATGGGGCATCTGGTGGAGGAGCAACAGAAGCAGATGGAAAGGCTGTAGAAATGAATGCAAGTATTGCAAAGATGCCTAAGGGCGGCGAAATCTGATAAATAACAACGATTGCCTAATTTAAAACTATGGATGATTTACTAGATATGATTGCTGCTGATGAGTCCCCCTCTCAGATTAGCGATAAAATTAAAGACTTACTTTTCGCAAAATCTGCAGAAAAGATTGATTCTTTTCGTCCTGCAGTAGCATCATCTCTTTTTGATGAAGTAGAAGAGGAAGAGTGATAAGTGGATGACTTCGGAGTAGATATAGATCTTTCGGATTTTTTTTCAACTATAAGTTCCGAAAAGAAAAAAAAGAAAGAAGAGTTTAGATCTCTTGTTGGAGATTTGAACTTAGATTCAATATTTGAAGAAGTCTCCACTATTAAAAAAAAGAACAAAATAAAAAAGAAAAAAGAAGAAAAATCTCTACAAGTTTTTGAAAATTGGTTGTATTCTGAGAAAGTAAAAGAGCAGCCAATAGAAGAAGTTCAAGAGATTGTAGATAATATAGTAGAAGAAATTTCAGAAAAACCCAAAGAAGAATCAACACTCATTGAAAAATCTTTAGGACTTCTTTCCGAACCATCAAATGTTAAAGTTCAGAATGATCCACTAACTCATCTGAATCAAAATTTTGCAACTCTTGATGATTTGCAAAAGCATTATAGATTATTTTTAGAAAGAATTCAACAACAACTTTCTACATTAGGTGGAGGTGGTGAAACACAATTAAGATATCTTGATGATATTGTAGGCGTTGCAACCAATTCTAATGCTTATAATGGAAAGTATTTGCAGTGGAATTCAACAACAAACAGAGCAGAATTTACTGACCCAAGTGATTCTGAAAATACAACAATAGTTTCTGTTACTGGAATCACCACTTATTATGCAGCAAGTAATACTGATGACTATATTGGTGTGAGTGCTGATGTTCCTGTGGAAATCAGATTACCAACATTTCCCATTACTGGTAAAAAAATTACTGTAAAAGATGAAGGCAATAAAATATCTACATATAATATCACAGTCACGGTAGGTGCTGGAGTAAGTGTCGAAAACGATACTTCAGTTGTGATGAAAATCAATCATCAAAGTTTTACTTATTTTTACAACGGTTCTAACTGGTTCTTAGTATAATGTCTTACAATCCCCTTCCCCAACCAGCATCTATAGGATTTGGAACATTTGGTTCTACTGGTATTGTAACAGTCACAGATATTAATCCTC